TCATCCATACACCAATCCATCATGATGCGTTTTGCTGCAAGATTTGGGTGTTTGGGTGATTCTTCAATCTCGTCCATAAAGAAATCGATGAGAGAACATCCTAGACGGCATAAATCGAAGCTGAAGTTTGGCTCGAGTCTGGATTTATCCTCATTCATGTAAGGTTCGAAATTGTATTGTGTAGCTGCATCACCCTTAGGATGGTAACTATCACTACATACAACATTTCCTCTGAACTTGTAGATGGCTCTTCCAAAGTCAATTATCTTGTAAAGCCTTCCAAATGTAGGTACCTTATAATATTTCCCATCCGCATGATAGTAGAGATATGGGTTGTCGGTAGAAATATACATAATGTTGTTAGTATGGAGATCATTATGAGTGACACCATACGTTTTCTGATAGGAAATAAGCATCATAATAACCTGTATCATCATGGAACCCCATTCCAAGTCTTTCATGTCCTCTCCCTTGTCCACAATGAGAGAATCTAGTGTATTCTCGCATTTCTCAAGTGCAATGACTTGTACAGGAAAGCTAGGAATCGTAGCAAACATCATGTCTTCTGATGCGGTTGAAAACCCACTATCACTTGTACAATCGTCTTCTTCGTTACATTCTTCATCTTCATCATCGGTTACTGAGGATCTGGATGAACATTCTGATGATGAATCTTCATCTTTATTTTCTGCCTCCTTAATATCAAAGCTAAATACAAGATCAGCCTCATTTACATAATCTTGTTTATTGTCATCTTTTCTCTCTACGAACAACTTATCAATATCTGAAAGATCCTCCGTATTACTAAACTCTAACACGTTGTCACATTCTATAGTCTCTAGATTCAACTTCTCTTTATTCTTCCGAGTGTTGAAGTTGAATATACCGTTAGCATAAGTATTATCGACCTCAAAAAGTGAACTACGGTTCAGGTGAAAGAACTTTGAATCGTTTAGGTATTCCATGTCGTCTGCGATGTTAACACTGAAATCTTTCTTATTAGCAAGGAATGATCCATAAAAGTCTAGTGCGTGAACAAAACCGTGTAAGTGATATAATTGACTTGTCAGATACGTGAAAAAACTGTCTACATATGCAGCATTATTCGGATCACGGATCTTCGCGTGTCCATTCTTAGTGTCGAACTTAGGAAGCTTCATCAGATTCTCATCATTTGTATCATATTTACCCATCATATACTTCACTGGGTCTAGAAGAGGGCTATATTTGAAAAATACATCCTTCTTGCTTCTTGTGCCCTTCACGTCAACGACTTCACAAACGAAGATATTTGAATCCTTCATATCTCCTACACTGTCTAGGTAATTGACATGGTTCAGGTTGATACTGTCATAGTTTTTATCGGAGAGAGAGAAAAACCTATGGTAAAGAGGAACATAGTTCTGAGGGTCGGTTACGTTCATCCCATCGGGATTTGCGACACTGCTAAACAAAGTTGAGTTATCATTTTTTCTGTATGTGAACTCCATTAATGACAAATGATATTATTATAACCCTCTTATAACTCAAATATGCGCTTTTTCTATTCTTTTAATTTCTAAATCGTCTTCAAATGTCAACTGAATTAGAATTAAGCAAGTTCAGTATGCGTAATATCAGTTTCAGACCAGATGAAAATAAAGGTCCTGTCGTCGTTCTTATTGGACGTCGTGATACTGGTAAGTCATATCTGGTGAGAGATTTACTTTATTATCACCAAGATATTCCTATTGGGACGGTCATTTCAGGAACAGAAGCGGGTAACGGTTTCTATAGTGAGCATGTACCAAAGCTATTCATTCATGATGAGTATAATAGTGCGATTATTGAAAACATATTGAAACGTCAGAAGCAGGTGCTCAAACAGATGAAGAAAGAGATACAAACATACAAAAGAAGCACCATTGATCCTAGAGCATTTGTTATCTTAGATGACTGCTTGTATGATGCAAGCTGGACCAGAGACAAAATGATGAGACTCCTCTTCATGAATGGAAGACATTGGAAGATTATGCTTATCATCACAATGCAATATCCTTTAGGCATTCCTCCCAACCTGAGAACCAATATTGATTATGTGTTCATTTTGCGTGAACCTTACATCAAGAATAGGCGTATTATCCATGAAAACTATGCTGGTATGTTCCCAACATTTGAAAGTTTTGCACAAATAATGGACCAGTGTACGGAGAACTACGAGTGCCTTGTCATCAACAATAATGCAAAAAGCAATAAATTATCTAATCAGATCTTCTGGTACAAAGCAGAACCGCATGGGACATTCAAGCTGGGTGCAAAAGAGTTCTGGGAATTATCCAAGGATTTGAACAGTGATGATGAGGACGTAGAAAGCTATGATCCAAGCACATCCAGAAGAAGAACGGGACCTAAAATCAACGTTAAAAAGAAGAGTAAATGGTAAATAGTTTGTTGTATTGATTAGTAACAAACTATTCTAGATATGACATGTGGTAATACCCGAACCCATGTCGAAATACGTCAATAAGGTTGTCAGTACTCTTAAACACAAGAGTATCATCTGATACACCAGCTACTATCTATCCATTCCAGTGTATATACCTGTCGAACACATCATCTTCTGGTTTCCACAAAGTTCATACCGATTCAACCTTCTTACTAAATCAGCGGGTGGATCCCAACTCTCCTTATAGATATCGCAGAACTTGTGCGAGAACGGTCCATCATAAAAACAATACCAAATAAACACAATTAATGCTATTACCAAGAGAGAAAATGCGAACTAACAATCTCGATACCATGTTATATTATGAACTGATTATTTTGGCCATGTAAGCATTGTAGACCATGAGCATAATAAGAAGGCCGTAGTCTATTATTTTCGCCCACCATTTGTAGTCTTTCTGGACACCGAATAATGGAATAGATGCCTCCTTGAAATGAAAGGGTAGATTTCTAAACGGATTAGTTTTATTGTGTTTACAGAACTTGTTTGTCATTACGCTGATGAAGCATCTACCAGTTATGATCCACCCAAGCATAGCTACTACCATCAATAATACGTTTGTTTTATAGTAACCATACAAGGGACCAAGAAACAATATCAGGGAACATATGTATTGATGTACGATATTTAACAGTCTTCCTTGGAGAGATTTGCAACGCCAAAAACTCCTATCTGAAAATACGAGTATAATTGTGAACGCATTAAAAAATAAGTTTTTGCTAAATGTGTCCATTAATATCTCAATAGAAATTTTATCATTACTAGATTTTCACTAGATTCGACGTAGGACACCCGTTTTTCATTATCTCGGCTACAAGCTCATACTTGTAGTCGTACTGGCAATTATGGTACTCAGGCTGTTTATGATTACTACAGAATAGAAGACCGCACTTGCAATTGTTAGTCAAAGTCTCTATCAGTTTGATCTTCTTTAAACATCCGTCTACTTAGCATTTATGTTTCATGATATACTAATGAAAGATATGTTGATATTGTATTCTGATTCAATTTACTGGCTTATTTGTCAGTAGTGTCCTTCACCTGTTTACTAATTAATGTGTTCTCCACGCACTCGGTCAATGCAGACAAACCATGATCTGTGTCCTTATCAGTGACAACGTTGTCATCCTCGAACAACTCCTTACGGATGTCAGCTGCTGTAACGGAGTCGCCGAGCTTATTCTCGAACGTGCTCACGTCCTTTACACTTACGAGATTTCCTTGCTCATCAATAGTCTGGGTGAGTTTGTTTCCAGACGCAAGAGCCTTGGTTTTGTTGTCTTCGATTGCCTTCTGCCTTGTCTCCTTGACACGAGTGTCGAAGTCCTCCTTGGCTTTGGCTTCATTCTTCTTCTTTTCATGCATAAGCTGATTGAGCTCATCTTCCAGATACTCTACGCGACCAGTCTTGTAGGCCTCAGGATGGAAAGGCATCCACAAGCCGACTGGACCAACATAAACATTATGGTTAGGATCCAGCTCGCGAAGGAGCTTCGCTCGAACCTCGGCTTCGCCTTGTGTAGGGAAAGATCCGCGAATCTTGATACCACGTGTACTAGTCTGGAATGAATTAGATTCATCAAACTCTGCTTGCATTCGTTCCTCATTATTGTCTACAAATGTCTTGAACTCATCTTCGAGAGTTGTCATGAAAAGGTTCTCACGCTCACTCTTCACAAACTCCTCTAAATCCTTACTTAAACTTTCAAAGTTAAGGTTGTACTTGTACGATACGAAGTTTAGGAATTGTACATACTTCTCAAGAGATTTCGACATATCCCATTGCTTTAGGAACTGCTTGAAGAAGAACATATCCTTGTCCTCAATGATCTTCTCAGGAGACAGGAAAGATACACATACGAACTTTTGTCCTGCGATGGCCTTGTCTTCATCCAAAACATCCACATATTTAGGATTTACGGTACCATCATTATTAAGACGTGTAGTTACGCCTTTTGGTGATTCACTGGTTGCTGACATCTATAATCTTCTCAATCATTCTGTTTTTAAGCTTCTACCGCATTGAAACTTTTTTTCTACAGATAACTTATAGATATGAACATGATTGGTATCGACCTCGGTGAACTTCTTAAGCGCGCTATCAAATACCTCGTTGAGGGTCTTATGGTAGCTATCGCTGCCTTCGCTATTCCTAAGCGTTCCCTTCAACTTGACGAGATCGCTCTTATTGCATTGACAGCTGCTGCTACCTTCAGCATCCTCGACACTTACTTGCCAAGCATGGCTGTGAACGCTCGCAGTGGTGCAGGACTCGGCATCGGAGCCAATCTTGTTGGCTTCCCACGCTAAACACGTTATTATCTAAATCATCATTTCTGTTTTAATTTTATCAGAGAAACGATGAATAAATGGTCGTTAGAATGTGTTAAGAAGATTGAAATGGATATGGCGAACTTCATTGTAAAAAGAATGCCTACAATACCAAACCATCATGCCTGCTGCAACAGAAACCAACCTGAATACCAAAGTTCATTTATATCCATTCTTGTATAACTCATACACAAGTATTTAATTGGTTTAACCATTAAGTTCTTCGTTTTGTTTTCCTTTTTCGTTTTGTTTTCCTTTTTCGTTTTGTTTTCCTTTTTCGTTTTGTTTTCCTTTTTCGTTTTCGGATATAACCCCCAAGGTATGCTTGAGGATATTTATCTCTCAAGGTTTTTTGTGTAGCTTCTC